CCTCGGTTCGCCAGGAGTAACGAGCACACCTTGCGGAATCGCTTATCGCGAAAGCCGTGAGATGCGCACCTTTGAGAATACTTAACGATACGGTTGTGAAACCGCATCGCTTCGTATCTATCAAAAGTGTCACGAGCAAAGATCGGCGTTATATCAACACCGTCCCAATAGTGCTTCCCGCAAGACTCGCGATAATAAGTGGAAGAGTAACTCTTCTGCTCATTAATAGTGAATCCAACGTAGGCACAGAGTTTCCTGAACTCTTCGTAACAATCTGTCGGAATGACAACGTCATCACCGTAGACTGAGATACGATCTTTGAGAGGGTGATCATCTGGAGTGCAAGCACATGCGAGCGCCCAGAAGATTAGAGACTCCAATTCGAATGTGAATCCGTTTCCCATAGAGGAAAACTTCTCATATTCTATAAGGTGTCCTTGATATAAACCCCTAGGGGATCTTAACAGATCAAGGACTTGGAACCATTGGAATGGTAACAAGTCTAAAACTAATTGATAGGAGATAGTATCACTAGCTGCCGAGAAATCGACAGTAGTGAGTAGCGTATTAGAAGATCCAATACGAGCTAACTCCTGATTAACAGTTTGATCGTTAAGATCTACTGAAAAACGTTTTAATCGACGACGGATCATTGAACCTATACCTTTCTGCAAAAACAGATTGATAGAAGGTTCAACGGCAATCATTCGATTTGTTTTAGCGTTTTTCGGTACCTGGATTACTCTGTTCCCTTCGTATTCTCTAAAGCGTGGTTCCCAAGTAGGGAACATCCACGACCAAAGAGGTTTCAGAAGCGAGCAGAGGGGCTGAGTCACTTCGCCATTATGGCGAAATTTATTGGAGGTGCGCGCGTTAGCTCCTTTCAATTGGAGAGTAACGCCAGGACCCCAGCCCGCCAACTGGAACATTTCATCGGCATCGAAGCTACCTAAGACAGATTGTATTTTCCGCGAAGCAACGAAAAGTTGCGGAGCGAAGGCATTACGCCTTTTCAATCGTTCATTGGTTTCTGCGCATGCCACCTCTGCGGCCACAAAAACCTCCCTAGTTTTAGCATCGCGATCAATCCCAGTTGGGAGTGAGGCGTGCTTTTTCAGGAGAGACGTGGCGAAGAGGGCGTCCCGAGCGTCAATCACCGTGTTATAAAACCCGGGATGAAAATCAAGATTGACGATCTGTTCGAACTCGGAATATCTCAACAGTATTAGAACTGTGAGCGAGCGCGGACATGGGACAGATGAAAGAACCTCCTCGATTACTCGGTAATCGAATTTATGGACTTGTGCCATAAAGTAGTGCCTCTTATGAGTGGTTAAGTTAGCGTACGGATAACAACTCCGTACATTGGAGTCTACTTCTTATCTCTAAGAAGTAGCATGAGAACAGCAACCACAGAGACTCCGATAAGGAGGCCCTCTGTGAAGCCGAACTCAACGATCACCATATACCTTCCTGCGCATCGATAGTACCCGAAGCCAACGTGTCTAACAACAAGTTGGAGGCGAGTACGCGAAGATCGCGGCGGTTAGCTAACGTAGCCATTTTTGAAACACTAACACTGATCTCAAGAATGGATTCATCCAGTCTTTTGGTAGTGTCAACAGTGTCCATATGAGGCAAACTGAGACGCAACTTAGTTTTGAACTTAGTTGATTTCCCAGTAGGAGGCGTAGCAGACACTGTTAGTTTAGGGCGAGCGTCATAAGTGGCGCCAGCTGCAGCTAACAGAGCTACTCCAGTTTGGGCGTTAATGCCGGCTGGGTAGTACGCAACATCG